CTCCAGTCTGAGTTGCATTAGATGATGCGAATATTACGAGATTACTCATATTAAATATTTTTTTTATCTTTATCTTTATACCACAATATAAATCTGAATAATATTGTACACGCTACCATAATCGACATTATATATGATATCAATGTAAATACTTGTATCAAATTAACTAGAATACTAGTAGTAGCCACTTCTGTTACTATAGTTGATGGTATTGCATTGGCAACTGTTGCCACTCCAGATAAACCAAATGTTGTAAAGACTCGATTGTTAATATCCTGCCATACCGTAGAGGAGAAGAAATCTTTTAGAATTATCATGCATTATAGTTGTTTGTTGTTAATATTATTTATAATATATTTTTATTCCCATGGCCGCAGTAGTTCCTGTTAACCAAATCTTGTTAACCTTAAATCTAGACAATTCTTTTTTATCAAACGTCATTATTCCTACATTGCCATACAAATCCGTATATTTAATATCTCCACCAATTAATCTTGGTTCAAAATATCCTGGATGCAATAAATTAACTGTATCTGATAATACTGCGTCAATACAACCACCATTAATTCCAATATCAACCTGGCTTCCATCTGAATTAATTATCTGAGTAGTTTGAGTTCCTCCAGTTAATATAGTTTCTACTTGATTTGTGTTAGTTGCACCAGTTTCACCTTGCAACCATATTCTCTTTAACCAACCTGTTACTTCACTTGACATATCCTTAATTTTTATTTATTTGTACTTTTGGGTTTACTTCTTGCTATAGATTCAGTTTGAATATTATGACGATTTTTTTCATCTAAGTCCTTCATACTCAACTTAAAATCCTGTTCCAATTTATCTCTTTGTAATTGAATTTTATCAAATTCAGAACTATCCTCCTCGGTATATTGACCTTCTTTTCCAATAAGAGCTACTTGAATTCTGGTTTCATTATCTCTTTGACTTTTAAGATCTTCCAACTGCATTTTCATTTGTTCCATACGTTCCTGAGATTGTATTTGTGCTTGCATTTGCTGTTGTTGAGATTCAGACTCTTTCTGTTTATTCTGTTGCATATTATTCTCATCTTGTTCTATACGTCGCATTACCGATGTTAATGATGAATCTGTAAATATTTTCATTACTGTAGAGAATGATAACATTTGATTCTGTAATCCAGCATGAGCTAATTGTTCTAACTTTTGCTTTAATTCCATATCACCCATGTCATTATCTACCATGATATCATAGTCCATTTCTGCAAATTCATCTCCATCGACATTGAGCATAGTCATTACCTTTTCATCGGTAATATACTGCAATTTCTTATTAGTCCCTTTAAGGGCTATTTTAGCCGTTTCTAGCAACGTAGTAAGACAACGCTTGCGTACGTTATCATGTATCATGAAAAGCTCTTCAGTACTATGAGAGCTACTTGAAATGGCACGTTCTACTCCACCTACAGTCTCACGATTATCAACCTGTCCTTGCCTTTGCTTTGACACTCCAGATATCTCAAACATTTCATCTTTAAGATAATCTAGTAATCCTATATATAATTGTATTGAATTACCAACCTCTAAATCTAATGGTCTTCCTGAAGTATTAAAATTACCTGCCATCTTTCCAGTAGCAGCACCTTTAGTACCCTCCTTAAAACTATCAACAACAGATATATTATCTTGTTCAATAAAGTACAACCATTTCTGATAATCCCATCCTGCAGGCATTCTAGCCTTATCTAATTCTAGAATCTTACCATAATTCTTAGCAATAGTCTTTGCGAGTCTATCTTTAACTGCATCGAACATATATTGATAAGGTTTCATTCTATCAACTAGAGATACTGGTTTGGATTGATTAGTATTATATACCTGACCAATGATTCCAGCATGACATTCGGATGGATTATTTAATCGCATATACTGAATGGGTTTAGGACGCATATTAATATATACTTCCTTACCAATCTTGGTGCCCTCCCAAATCTCATTAACCCAAAGATCTTCCGACTCTTCACCGATAAATGGATCTATCTTATACGACTCATCCTTAAAGGCATATAACTCCTCACCAGTCTGTTGATCGTATGATTTAACTGATTTAATCTTTCTCTTAGACTTCCAGTACACCCTAAGAACTCTAATATTACCCATATTATCCATATAGGAAGAGTTAGGTAGTCCTGCAAAGTTATTACCCATCCATACAAATGAGTCAACTGTATTATTCTCTAGATTATCCTCTGTAATTAATGGAGAATATAAGAAAGCATTACGCTCATCCACATTACCCATCTCATCAGTTTGAACCAGGTTCTGATTACTGATATCTTCAATATACTCAACATCCTTATCTTTAAGGTCTGCGTAATAAACATCAATAATTTTCGATGGAGACCAGTAATCGTCAAGAATAATAATATCAGCATCTTCTATTTTTGAGGAATAACCACTTCTTAATGTATATACTTTCCTTGGATTCAAATGATCCATTATTGGTTCATTGCTTCTAATGTCAAATTGATAGATTTCTTCAGAGGCTATAAGAACATCCTTAAACCCTTCATTCATTTTAATGTTGAAATCTACTTCCTTGATATAGTGTTTTAATAACCAATTGGCACGTTTCTCCCTGAGATCTTGCCAGTTATAATTAAAATATTGTTGTAATTTATCTAAATCCTTCTTGGCCTCTTCTTCTGATACAGAAGTATCTGTAATTATTTTGGTTACTCTCTCCTGTGCTTCAGCAATCTTATCTGTCTCAATAGAAGATATGGCATCATCATTACAAACTTTAACTATATAATCATGTTTTCTACGAGACTCCTCGCCTATTAAAACATTGAGTGGATTATTAATTATGGAGAAATGTTGTATATTATTAGGTATTAATCCAACACGTTTATTCATTGGATTAAGAGTCTTCTTCATATCTTCTTCATGGAGAATTCCATTAAAGAGATCGTAGTTAATCTTCTTGCCACGCAATGATCTTCGTATACTATTATTGAATAGGTAACTATTCTTATCTGCCCAATCTAGATGAGCCTTACGCCAATCTAAACCTTTCTTTGCTGATGGTAACTTTTGTCTGGGAAATCCAGATGATTGTATGGCCATATTTTTTCTTATATAAGGTTACAAATTTAACTAATTACTAACGATAACTAACTTTATTAAAACTCTCTCTGCCATTGTTCATAGCTATTTTGACCCTGAAATGCATTGGCAAAATTCTTATCTATATATTCATCAAAGTCATCGTCCTTCTCTTTATTATCTTTATTCTGAATATACTTCAATCTATCTTCTCGGTATATCATTAACATTCCCATGGCCGATATTCTATCTGCATTTATATCTGAATTCCATGCAATTAACTCTTCGACATATGCTATTGATCTGATACAATGCATATTAAGTTTCTCACCAATTTGATTACCTTCTACATCCACGTCCTGAACATATGCTTTAGACATAAGCCAATCTCGCTGTAATCTACGTCCCCAAATATTTATTGGAGCTGTAGCATTTGTGCCGAGGGCCTTATTTCCAAAACCAGTAGTTTTTACATAGTCCATATCTCTCAATATCTGAGGAGTCTCACATAATAAAGACAAGCAACGCTTCTGATCAAAATAATTGAATAAACCCTTCTTATTGTTTTCGTAATTAGACTTGGCATTATAAAACATTAACATCCTTCTGCAAATCTCATAGAAGTCGTTAGCAAACTTAGGTCTTCCAGTATATTCAGCTACAATACGATCTGTATATAGGTCGAAAATTAATATTGATGTTAGTGATGTTGTCTGAGCCTGGTCGTCGTCAACTGGGTCAATACCAGACACATAGCGATTTGGATCTATCTTTCCATCGGCACCAGTCTTTGGCATTTCAAATATCTCAATAGCCCCCTCTGGTTTATCTGTACCTATTGGAAATTTTCTAATTGGATATAACTCTGCATTTGGTTTCCATTCTATAGATTTACCGGTGGCTATTAAATCTCCAACATAATGAGTGTCAAAGAATCTAGCACCTTGTATTCTAACACTATCTCTATAATCCTTCAAATCGGCTACTGGAAATATAGTTCCAGAAGTTCTCATTACAGCCTCAGATGGTGTAATACATTTCTCTGCAATTCTCTGGGTTATTACTTGAGGATCTACAGAATTATATTTTATTATATATCTTTCATTTAAAACCTCTATTAATGCTTTAACTACATCTGATTCTCCGGTTTTAAGATCAAAACATTTCTCTCTGTTCATGTATGATCCCCAAAAGAATCCACATAATGTTTCACCATTAACATTTTTATCAAATACATTTGGGATTCCATATATATTATATGCTAATGGATTCTTAAATAATTTCTCCGATCCAGCAAAGTCAGACCCACTAGTCCCTCCGGTTCCACCTGCAACCATCTGACCATGAGTTACTTCACCCTGTTCTACTGCATCTCTATTGACATTCCATGCGTGTTCTAGATTTGGAAACAACCCATCTTCTTCATAATGAATTAATGGCCCTCTTATCCCACGAGCCTTATCTGGATTGTCCTTTAGACTAATTCCAAATACAGACGATTTAAGACCTCTTTTTACTCCGTACTCATCTTGAAACCCTAATTGTATTTCTCTCGATCTGATAGAGTTTATGAGCCTCATTTTTGGCAATGGAGTTGTATCTGCTATCCAGTCTAGATTATCAAGAACCTTTCCAAAGACGCCCTTCTCTCCATCGAGAAATGTTTTATCAGATGCTAAGTGAAAGTTTGGCAATCCTGGTTCAACATACATATTTCTGGGAGATAATGATGATAACTTGAAACTGAACCCAACGCCCCTGCATTTAATAATCTTAGCATGAGCACCATTATCTCTAGCTTGATCTAGATAATGAAAAAATAAGTAGTCACCACTCCATATTCTTGGAAACTCTCTCTTTCTCAAACCCTTAGATTTTTTATTTTTAACTGAAGCAACCTCTTCTACTAACCATATTTGACTATAATTAAGATAAAAATAATATCCTCCGGTAATCCATTCACCATCACTCTCCCTAACTAAACCATCTCGCCACCTTCTTAACTCTTCCTTCCAAAACTGAGTGTACTCTGACTTTGGATTTGGATTAGGTCTTAAGTGTGTATATCTACCATGTTTTTCAAAGTATATAGCTCTCTCTCTGAAGAAGTCCATATCTTCAAGAATATGAGGTTTTGTTAAATTAACTACAATTCTATTGTCATCGTGACTACGTCTTATGTCGTCTACATTTAAATTACAATGTCTTTCTCTGTCTTTTGCGAATCCTCTAACATCTTCAGTTTTAACTAACCAATTTATAAAAGAAACAGACTCTATTAGTTCAAGCAGGTCACACCAAACGTCTTTAGATAATGAAGATCTAAGTTCTTCTGTCAGTTTTGTTTGGTATAAATTTGTCTTTATATACTCAGTTTTAGTTTCTTCCATTTGTTAATTTTATCACAAACAATCTTGGCTAAATACCCTTCCAGATACGTTAATGATTCGTGATTAGTCCCATCTACTTTAACTCCTACTCTATCTAGAATATACCAAGCAATGTGAATTGACTCATGATGGATCGTATTTATTTCTGAATATCCTAATATATTAGAATTGTCATTTATAAATAAAATCATATGAATATTTACAAATTCCCCAGAAATCTTCTCTAACATAGAAGAATATCCATTACAATATGCATCTAGATTATAAAATGTTTCATTATATTTCTTTTCTATAACCGTCTTAAAGTCAGATCCACTTCCATAATATAATTCTAAATTATCATCATAGATTGGGATTTTTATACTTTTATGTCTAAGATTAATCTTTTCTTTCTCTTCCTTCATGTTAATCTAAATTTTAATTATTATATTTAATACTAATAGAAAGGTTGTATCCATTTTTTAGGTTTAAAATATCCATGTCCATTTGGATAAAATTTTAAATTATCCTTAAAGTTTAACATATATACTTTTCTTTCTATAAGTTTTTTTATTCTATCAAGTTCAATTAGATCAATTGGTATAAATGTTATATCCGATAATTCTAACTCTGTAAAATCAACGTTAATGCAAATAAGTACTGAAAGTATTGAATCTTGAATTTCTATATCTGTTAATATTGCTTCAAAATTGACTATTGCAGAAAGTATTGATTCTGTAGTTTCACTTTCAGTAAACTGTACCAAAATTGAAGTTATAGCAGACAATACAGAACTTAAACTTTCACACTCGGTAAGCGCTAAAGGAATAGAAGCCTGTCCAAGTAATGTACTTGAAATTACTTCGGATTCAGTAAAGTCAACTGTGAAAGGTGTCCTTGCATTAATATCAGTAAACAGTGTTTCCGCCTCGGTAAATTGTGCAGGAATACTTTGAGCCTGTCCAAATATCCAACCTGTATTATTTCCTCCGTCAGTTGATTCAAGTCCTGAGAACCATTTATTAGCAGGAGTAACATGTGAATAACTGATTGCTTCCGTACCGTCTGCATTTACAATACTCGCACCTGTCAAATTCAGCGTATGAAAGGCATTTGTAATACTTCCTATCGTTGCTCCTGCTCCTATTGTTGCTTTACCTATCTGCTGAGTAGTACCTGCTGTGAACCTTACTTTTCTTCCTGCATCAATGATTAACTCGGCTATTGTGTTTGAACCTAAGAAGTCAATATTACCAAGATTTGTTCCAGAAATCCATATTTTGTTGTACGTTTTACCTCCTATCCCTAACCTAACATCATTTGTTCCTGTCCCAACATTTGTTTTTATTGTAGAACCTTCACTATAAAAAGTTCCAGCAAGGTCAGTTATAACATTTGTCCAACTAAGAGTATGAGTACCATTCCCAAGATATAATATTGCACCGACACTATTACTTAAACTTAATCCAGTAAGATTAAAATCATTTAAATCAAAAGTTCCATTATAAATTCTTAGATGTGTACCCAAAATCAAATTTGATAAATTCATATAAACTCCATTTGGAGCATACTGACTAATACCTGATAATCCTACTTTGCTATAGGTATTTAAATTATAGTTTCCTCTACCATATAAATTTATATTATAGCCTCCTATTGGTGTTATATTATTCCCCAACACATAGCTTCCATAAACCTCAATAGCATTAGCCAAAGTCCAAGTAACAGCTTGATTAACCGCACTCATATCCAGGCTCCTGCAAATCCTCGGTACATTAACCGATAAATTGCAAACCTGATTGAATGATCCTGCTAAAAATGTGGCATCATCCTGCGGCAATGGAACACGTCCCGCTGTGGTTAATGCCACATCGCTAAACCAGTTTGCCACATCACCATAGTTTGCCGTTGCTGCCAGTTTTTTAAAGTACTGAGGTACTGCTGCGGGAAAGGTTATACCTGAGTTTCCACCGCAATCGCCAATATCTGTTTGGGTTGAAAAGTTCCTATTTGCCGTTCCTGCTAAAGTAATATCCCTGAAATCACAGTTGGTAATGTTGGTAGTGCCGTTGCAGGTGATGGTTCGGGGTGTGCCGATTGTGCTGGATACTACTAAAGCCCGGTAGCTAGTTGCATTTATTCCAGTAATTAAAAGATTATTATTAACTGTAATATTTCCTGTTATCGTCACGCCTGAGTTAGTTGCATATATTCCTGATAATGTAAGATTATAATAAGTGATAGCTCCTCCCACAGTTATCGTAGAGGCAGCAGTGATATTGACTGTTGACGTATCGTAATTAAACGTAAATCCCGTAGGTGCTGAATTATTCCAATATCCTATTTTAAAAGTAGATGCTCCTAATGTTAGTGTTTTTGTCCCTACAACTGTTAAATATTGTCCTGTTGTGGTTGTATTTTTACCTGCTTGATTCCAAGTACCATTTACGTGATAAATATAAGTCCCCCCAATATTCATATCATCCCCATTTATCACCGTACACCCTACCGCATCAATATACAATCTATTCCACGCATGCGTCGCCCTTCCATTTGTTGTAACGGTACAGTCTCCTAATATATATAAATATGAGGTTCCTGTGAAGTTGTAAAGACTGTTATCTACATGTTCAGTTAGATTACCATATAGTGACAACACATAGACTGCACTTGTAATTGTAATAGGTGATGTTAAGGCAGAACTGTCTAAACTACCAACAGAGGCAGCAACATCAAGAGTAAGTACTCCTGCACCTGAATACTGATCAAAGATTACATCATCAGCAGAGGTAGGAACAGAAAAACCCCCTGTACCATTTGAAGTGTCACTCCAAATAGTAGTGTTACTCCAATTACGTGCGCCTGTGCCGATTAAAAATCTACTGCTCATTATAAGTTATCTAAGAGTTCA